CCGTTAAAATTAACTAAATCAAATAATGCCATCTGTTAGTTCTCCTTTCATTTCAGATATGGCGTAATATCCATATCCGGATTCTGGTTTTTCAGTTTCATAAGTTCAGCCATGGAAAGTTTTGTCCCTCCCGGCTGGTCGATATTGGCACCACGAAGTGCAGCACGTTTCCTCTGCTGTGCCTCATAGTCCTTATCATCAATGAGGATGTCCGGCTTATATTTGCCGTCCTCTCCTTTGACAAGTCCATCAAACAGATCTGAAATACTCTTACCTCTGGCTTCGTCTGAATTTAACTTACTAACCAACTGCTCCTTAATAGCATTGGCAGTGATCTCATTCACAAAGTGCTTGTCCTTAAAGAAGTCAGCGACCAGCCCTCCCAGCCTGTCCTTTTCATCCTTTTCAGCACGTTCCTTACGCTCCTTTTCCAAGGTCTCGGTCAACTCGTTGATCTTGGTATTGAGTGCGTCCGCATCCGGAGCATTGTCTTTCAAGGTTTGCAACTCCTTTTCCAGATTTGCCTGCTCCTTAATAAGAGTTTCTTTGATCTTCTCTGTTTTTTTCTCCACCTCCAAGGCAGATACAAACTCCCCCGGAAATGCCTTTTCGATTTCTTCTGTCACTTCCACTCCGAGTGACTTCAACTTGTCAATAATGTTCATCCTCTGTTCCTCTCTTTCTTAAAAGTTTTTGATCCGGTCAGCCCGGCACGATAGAGTTGTTATTTGATCCATAACTGGCAGTAACAAAAAAAGCACGCCCAGAACTGGACGCGCCATTTGTGTCCTATAATCGTTCTAGGTTAGCGAACAGATCCCTATTTCTGCCCGGTGCTTTTCTTTTGTTACTATAATTCTAGCATGGTTTTTTACATGATTTGTACCAAAATAAAAGAAGGAGCATTATGCCCCTTCCTTACGTTTTTTCTGGTTCTGATAAGCCGTAGCCCGACCATTTGCCTTTGCTGACTGTTCTCTTTTAAAGCCTGCCACCTTGAGCCGGTCAGCCTTGGTTGACAAGCCATTATCCTTGCAAAATTGCCTGTATCTCTGGTTTTGATTTCTTAATCGGTATGCAATGCGATCATATTGTGGCTGCAAGATTTCTCGGACATCTGTCTCCGCTATACCATCCAACTCCAGTTGCTTGGCTAGAAGTTCTCTCTTGGTCTGTCGGATGACTCGTTCCATGATCCTCTGCTTCTGTTGATTTTCATATACCGATTGACTTTCATGCACATCAAATTTGGGATTTCCACTTTCGTCTATATATGGATTGCGCAAGGACTTATCCCATGGTCTATGTGAATGTCGGCAGTTATATCCATGCAAGCCCTCCAGATCTACCACTCTGCCTTTTCCGGTTGTCACATCTATATCATATCCGGTAGATACTAATAGGTTGGGAGCATCCGGATCACTCCCAACGATCCTATATACTTTTCCCTGCCAGAAGTCGTGAGACTCCACACCTTCTGGATGTTTATCATTATGTCTCGCTCCCATATGCGCCGAAACAATAACATACCCTATATGATTATCTGCAATATACTTATTGGTCACTGCTGC